TAGGAAACATCACATGGCAAGTTACAAAGTATTAAGCGACAACTTTTCTGCAGGCGAACAAGGTCAAGTGCTGGACAGCGCACAGTTGGATGGGTGTAACATTGAGGCGTTGGTTGAAGGCGGGCATCTCGCTGAAGTCAATGCGAAAATCTCTAAGTCAGTAACAAGCGAAACGGAAAAATAACATGGCTGCAATAGTTCTTACAAATGCTTCAATCACAATCAATGCTGTTGATCTTTCCTCATTGTCAAACAATGTTGAGATCAATTACGAAATTGAGGCTGTAGAAACAACCTCGTTTGGTGGCAACCGTTCTTTCGTTGGTGGTCTGCAGAACAACAGCGTGACTGTTGAAATCATGCAAGACTTTGCTGCAACAAAAACTGAAGCAACAATTTTCCCACTTGTCGGAACAACCACAACACTTGTATTCAAACCAACTACTTCTGCAACTTCAGCAACGAACCCTACCTATACAATTAGTGGGGCATATTTGTCTAGTCACACACCAATTTCGGCAACGGTTGGAGAGTTAGCAATGACTTCGCTTACTTTCACTGGTGGAACGCTAGTCAAAACAACTTCGTAATTCATAAAAAACAATTAGAAGGAGATTGCAATGAAAATTGCTTTGATGGTTGAGTTCAATGACGGCACAAAGTCTGATGTAGATGCTGTGTTTGCTGACTTTGTTGCTTTTGAACGCACATGGTCACGCAGTGTTGCACGCTTTGAGACAGAGATCCGTCTAACAGACTTGGCATGGTTGGCTTGGCATAGCGAGACTCGCACACGCAAGACCAGTTTGAAGTTTGATCCTGATTGGATTAACACGGTTGTTACGGTTGAAATCCGTGAGGATGTTGAAGCCCCAAAAGCCGACTAGGTGACGATTCGGCACACTGGATCGTTGCCTTTTTAGCCTGCGAGACAGGTATCGCACCTTCGTCTTTGTTGAATGAAAGTAATGTGATGCTGCAAGCGATGTTGGACTATCTAAACAAGAAGGCTGAACGCTCCAATCGCAGGCGGTAGTAGTATCAGCACACTATGAGCATGAAAATTGAAGTTTATGGTGTGCGTGAAACGCTTGCAGAGTTACGCAAATATGAGCGCACCGCATACAACATCATTGAACAGGATTTGAAGTCATCAGCCAAGCCTGCTGCCGATGCTGTAGGTCGTGAGTTCCCTGTCGAGCCGTTAATGAACTGGCATACTTCTGGTGGGCGTAAAGGAAAAGCAAGGTTGCCTCAATACAACGGTTCAGCAGCCAAAAGCAAAGTCCGTGTTGCTGTATCAACTAAGAAGCCAACTGGTATTGGGCAGCATGGTCTGATCCGTTTACAACAGTCTGACGCTGGTGGTCAGGTGTATGACACTGCTGGATCGGTTACTGGCGGTGGTCGTGGTGCTGGTGCTACAGCAGGACAGAAGTTTGTTGCGAACCTTGATAAGCATCTGAAGGTTAAGACTCGAGAGGGTAGATATCGTTCCCGTGTAATGTATCCAGCAACTGAAAAACATTTGCCACTGATTGAAAAAGCAGTTGAGGCTTCAATTCGCAAGATTGATGGCGATGTGCAGAAGCGATTGAACGGATAACCCATATGGCAGTTGGCGTAAACATAGTAAGCACCTTTGACAGCAAGGGAATTTCACGGGCAATCAAGGATTTTCAGAAAATCGAGGGCGCAGGAAATAAGGCAACTTTCGGTCTGCGCACCTTTGACAAGGGGATGACCAACACGCTTAAGACTGTTGGCAAACTTGCTGCTGGTGTTGCTGTCGCTGCTGGTGCTATCGGGTTCAAGTTGGCTTCGGCTGCTTACGAGTCCCAGAAGGTGATGGCACAGACAGAAGCGATCATCAAGGCTACTGGTGGGGCTGCAGGTATAACAGCCACGCAGGTCAGCAAGTTGTCTAACACGCTTTCAATGCAGATCGGTGTTGACGATGAGTTGATCCAAACCTCTGCAAACCTCTTGCTCACTTTTAAGCAAATCCAGAATCAGGCTGGTGCAAACAACAATGTGTTTGACCGTGCTGTTATCGCTGCACAGGATTTGGGAAGTGTGTTTGGTTCTGCTGATGCTGCAGCACTGCAACTTGGCAAGGCTTTAAGCAACCCCGAAAAAGGTATTACAGCCCTGAATCGTGCTGGCATCAACTTCACTGAACAGCAGAAAGCACAGATCAAGACGCTTGTTGCTTCTGGCGATGTCTTGGGGGCGCAGAAAATCATTCTTGCTGAGGTCGAGTCGCAGGTTGGTGGCACGGCTGCTGCTACGGCTACTGGTTTTGATCGCATGAAAGTTGCTATGGGAAATGTGGCAGAGGAATTTGGTGCAATTCTTATTCCATACATTGAGAAGTTTGCAAACTTTATTATTCAGAAGGTTGTGCCATACCTAAACAATCTTGCTGATGTTATTGGTGAAAAAGGCTTAGGCGCTGGCGTGAAACTTCTCGCAGGTGACTTTGTAAACCTGACCACAAACATGGGTGCTTTTGGAAATGTCTTGTTGGCTTTGGCAGCAGCATTTACAACAATTCGCTTAGTAACTATTGCAGCAACAATTTCGCAAAACCTTTTCAATGTGGCATTGCTTTCTAACCCAATTGGAATAACGATTGCTGCCGTGATTGCTTTGGGCGTAGTGCTGGTTGCTTTGTATTTGAAGTTTGAGATAGTGCGCAAAGTGGTCAACTCTGTAATCAACTTCATCATTGGCTTGTTAGAGAACTGGTTGAACGCTTGGATTCGCATAATTAACTTCATTATTGACGGAATCAACTTACTGATTAAGGCTGCAAATATCTTTGGCGCAGGTCTGAAAACCATTGGTCATGTTGGAGAAGTTGAATTTGGTCGCATTGGATCGGCTGCTGATGGTGCACGAAAAAAGATCGGCAGCGTTGCCGAAGTTGCTGGTGCTATGGCAGAAAAAGAAGGTGGTGTTCAGAAGGTTGTTAAGGCGTTGAAGGATGTTGCTAGTGCTGCAGGTGGCGCTGGAGGCGGTGGTGGTGCAGCGAAGGCTGTTGAAACTGCCCAAGATAAATTGCAGAAATATATTGATGCGCTGAAGGGTATGAGTTCGGCGCAGAAGTCTGCTCGTGATGCTGATAAGTCTTTGATGAAATCTCGCACCAGTCTTGCTGAAGCGACCACAAAATTGACTGATGCGCAGGCGTATTTCAATCAGGTTGTTGCTGGTTATGGTGCGAATAGTAAGCAGGCTAAGGATCGACAGTTGGCTCTTCGTAAGGCGCAGGGCGCTGTGGAGAAGGCTGGTTACGATGTTGAGAGTTCGGTGTTTGCTGTATCTAAAGCGGAGCAAGAGTTGGCTGCTGTACGCCTTGATCCAGAGTCATCGGCGCAGGCTATTCGTGAGGCAGAGATTGCTTTGGCTGAAGCAAAATTGAATGTCAAAGATGCAACCGAATCTCAAGTTGAGGCTACTGATGCGCTTGCTGAGGCTGAGACACTTTTGGATGAGGCAATCAATGGTGCGAAGGAAGGCACTGATGCATATACGGATGCACTTGACAAACTCAATGACGCTAAAAAAGCACAAGTTGATGCTACTGATGCTGTGACAGATGCTATTGAACGCCAGACTGAAGCGGTGGATCGTTTGCGTGAGGCTGAGGAGAAAGCACAAGAAGCAAGAACTGGTGTCAAGCCTGCTGCTGCTATTACTGCTGAAACTGAAGTTGGTGTGACTCCACCGCCAGCAGCAACTGGAGGTTTGTATGGTTCTTTTATGGAGGCTGTGCGTGCTTTGCATCCAAACTCTAAAGCCCTGAAATCAAGCACACCAGTTGCCCAAGCAAAATCAGACTTTCCAAAACTTTATGCCGAATACAAGAAGGCAGGTTTAGCGATGGCTCAAGGTGGGATCATTACCAAGCCAACACAGGTTCTTGCAGGTGAGTCTGGAGCAGAGGCAATTATTCCATTGGATAAATTGCAGTCAGGCATGACCGTGAATGTGACTATTAACGCTGGCATGGGTGCAGACGCTTCAACTATTGGTGATGAAATTGTGAATGTTCTGCAACGCTACAACCGCAGGAATGGTGCATTGCCGTTGAAGGTGGCATAAATGACTGCGCTTGCTTGGGGAGAAAACATTGTTGTTCTAATGGAACTTGGCTTTGAGGTCAATGTTTTTACATTGGACTCCGCTGCCGAAGGTGTTTTAGATAGCGATTATCTTGGTGGAACTCTTGTTGGTGACGATGTTTCTGAATACGCACAAGAGGTAAGTATCAGCAGAGGTCGTTCTGATCAGTTGCAGAACTTTAACGCTGGCACTTGTAGCGTTCGGTTGCTAAACCGTGACAGAAGGTTTGACCCAATCAACGAGAGTTCACCATATTGGAATAGCACAACAGGGAAATCTGGTGTCACTCCACGCAGAAAAGTAACCATTATTTCTGACGGGGTCAAACTGTTCACAGGGCGTATTACAGACATTGATGTTTCCTATGAACCAAACAACCCAAACGCAACCAGTGAGAACAGTTATGTGACTATTACGGCTTCCGATGACTTTGTGCTGTTGGCAAACACCTACACGCAGAACACGATCACACCAACAGAACAGTTGTCAGGTTCACGGGTTTCCGCAATTCTTGATCTACCAGAAGTGAACTATCCAGCAACACGAAACATTGATGATGGGACAGCAACACTAGGTGGTGGTGCGATATTTGAGATTGCGTCTAATACCAATGTTCTCACCTACCTGCAGGAAGTTGGTACATCTGAGCAAGGCTTTTTCTATGTTGCAGCCAACGGTGATCTGACTTTTACGGATCGAATCACAGCCTCGTTTGTTTCTCCATCAGCATATTTCTCTGACACAGGATCAAATATCCCATACACCAGCCTTTCGGTTATGTATGGTCAGGAACTTTTATATAACAAGATTGTTTGCTCTATTGAGGGTGGCGCAGATCAGATTGCTAACGATGTGACTTCGCAAACAAACTATGGGGTTTCTACTTTGAGTCTGTCTGGTTTGTTGCTTTCAACTGATGCTGCAGCGTTAGCGTTGGCAGAGGATTTGTTGGCTAGATATAAAGAACCTGAATATCGTTTTGACAAACTGCAAACCATCTACAACCCTTTAAGCACAGCCAACCAGCAGGTTCTAACAGGCTTAGATGTTGCCGATATTGTCGCTATCACACGCACATATCCAACAGGAACACCAGCATCGGTAACCAAGAACTACAGCATCGAGGCGATACGACACACGATCAGCCCGTCAGAACATAGGGTTGAATACAGCCTTGCTGTTGCCGATCTGGTCTATGCGCTGATTCTGGATGATGCAGTGTTTGGTACAATCTCAACCACGAACGCTCTTGCATAGAGTGTTACACTAGGAGGCACTATGGCAGGCGCAGGCGCAAAACTCTTTGTTAGTGGTGATGTTCTCACTGCTGCACAGGTCAATACTTATCTGATGGATCAGAGCGTTATGCGCTTTGCTGATGCAGCAGCCCGTACAGCAGCCTTTGGTGGTGCTGGTGAGATAACACTTGCTGAGGGAATGGTTAGTTATTTGATGGACACCAACGCTATTTCTGTTTGGGATGGTAGTGCGTGGGTTGGTGTCGGTGGTGGTGCTGATATTCTACAAGTGCAAGTTTTCAGTTAAGGAGTAAGCGTGGCAACATTTAACAAAGCAAAACTGTCAGGTTCAACTGATGGACTACCAATCAAGGTAACTGGCACGAACACGGCTGGCGCTGTTACTGTTCATACTGCTGTTGCAGGTACGACTGCTGGAACTTTTGATGAGATTTGGGTTTATGCGAACAACACTTCAACCAGTGCAGTAAAACTTACGATTGAATATGGAACTACTACGGCTGCTGATGGAAACATTGAATTAACTGTTGCTGCTGAGGCTGGTTTGGTTCTTGTGATTTCTGGTTTGATCTTGCAAAACAGTCGTGTTGTTAAGGCGTTTGCTGGTACGGCAGATGTTTTGTTGCTCACTGGTTTCGTCAATAGCATTACCGCATAGGCGGTAGTTTGTGACGCTTCGTTGGGATACACGATCACGGGTTGGTCAGTACACAAAGAATTGGATTAATCCTTCTGTAACTGTTGAGTATTTGATTATCGCTGGTGGTGGTGGTGGTGGTCGTGGTCAGGCTGCAACTGGTGCGTCAGGTGGCGGTGGCGGTGGTGGATACCGAACATCTGTAGTTGGTGCAACATCAGGTGGTGGTGGAACTGCAGAACTCATTTCAGCAATAAGTGTTGGTGCAGGTACATATACCGTTGTCGTTGGTGCGGGCGGTGCAGGTTCAACTTCGGCAGCAGCAAGTGGTTCTGTAGGCAGTGATTCAAGTTTGCTTGGTGTGACTTCTACGGGTGGCGGTGGCGGAGGTTCTGCTAATGGTTCTGGTGGTGCAGTTCCATCAATCGGTGGTTCTGGTGGTGGTGGTCTGTATGGAAACGGTGCTAATGGCACAACGAATCAGGGCTTTAAGGGTGGTGATGCCAATCTTGGTGCGAAAGGTGCTGGTGGTGGTGGTGCTGGAAGCGCAGGAACAAATGTAACAGTCAGTGGAAATAACGGTAACGGCACAGCAGGGGGCAGTGGAGTATCTAACTCAATCACTGGAAGCGCAATTTCTAGGGCTGGTGGCGGTGGCGGTGGCGGATATGAAGGAAGCGGTGGTTCAGCCAGTGATGGCGGTGGTGCAGGCGGTGGGACAACTAGCGCAGGGACTGCAGGCACAGCAAACACTGGTGGTGGAGGTGGTGCAGGTGGCGGTGGAAACGGCAACAGCAATAGTGGTGGTGCTGGTGGATCAGGAATAGTAATTTTCCGCTACCTAACATCAGACGCATCCTTAGCAGGTATATCTGTTAGCGGTGGAACAATCACAACTTCAGGTTCGTACACAATTCATTCATTTACTTCAACTGGTTCAACGACTGTGACGGTGGGCTAATGCGTGGTGGCAGAACACGGGTTTCGCAGTATGTGCAGATTGCTGGATTGTCTGGATTGAACCGAAACCAGAACTTGTTGGCTGGTGGAACAGAATCAATTACTACTGTTTCAAATGTTGTCTATAAAGTTCATCAATTCACAAGCACAGGAACTTTAAGTGTTTCCCCGTTTGCTTCTATTAACTCTGTTGAAGTTCTTGTTGTCGCTGGTGGTGGTGGCGGTGGAAATGGTACTGGCGGTGGTGGTGGTGCAGGTGGTTACAGAACAACAACACAATCTTTGTTATCTGGCACTGCATACACAATAACTGTTGGTGCTGGAGGTAGCGCACAGACTAAAGGAAGTGACAGCGTGTTTAGCGCAATTACTTCTACTGGCGGTGGTTTAGGTGGAAACAACACCACATCAACTAACGGTGGTGACGGTGGTTCAGGTGGTGGCGGTGCATACTCTGTCAGTGCTGGTAGCTCCTCTCCAGTAACTTCTCCAGTTCAGGGTTATGGTGGTGGTGCTGGTTCTGGAACGCCACCAACTTATTCTGCAGCAGGTGGCGGTGGATCAAGTGCTGTTGGTTCTGGCGGTGTTGCTGGTGTTGGTGGCGGTGCTGGTGGTGCTGGAACATCTAATTCCATTACTGGTTCAGCAGTTACTTATGCTGGCGGTGGTGGTGGTGGTTCATTTGCTGGCACAAAAGGTGCTGGCGGTGCTGGCGGTGGCGGTCAAGCAGAAGTTGCTGGCACAGCGAACACAGGTGGTGGTGGCGGTGGATCAATGACTAACGGCAGCACTGGTGCTGCTGGTGGTTCAGGAATAGTAATTATTAGATACCCAATAGGATAAATAACATGGCACATTTTGCAGAAATAGATTCAACCAACACAGTTCTAAGAGTGATCGTTGTCGCTGATGAACATGAAGCCAACGGTGCAGAGTGGTGCAGTGATTTGCTTGGTGGTACTTGGGTTCAAACCAGTTACAACCACAACATTCGCAAACAATATGCAGGTGTTGATTTTACTTATGATGCTGATGCGGATGTTTTTGTTAGACCACAACCATTCCCTTCTTGGACACTAGACAGCAACCATGACTGGCAATCACCTATACCAATGCCTACTGATGGCAAGGTTTATGCTTGGGATGAAAGCGAACAGTTGTGGGTAGAAGTTCCCGTTGGCTGATCTTTCTCCCTGTAGCAATCTTTGCTCTGTTCTCACCACAACCTGCACAGGCATCACAAACAGGGCTGCTGGTTCGTGGATATCAGATAACGGAGATACCACCAACGAAGTCTGATATTGCTTATCCTTTGTGCGGTAGCAGTATCGAGCCGTTTATTAATGCGACTTGGGATTATGAGCAGAACTTGTTTGGTGATTGCGGTTGGGATTCCTTCATGCTGCATTACACGGGCTATTTACAAATCCCTGAGCATGACACCATTGAGTTCTGGATTGCATCAGATGACGGTGGAACGGTCAAGATTGGTTTAGAGGAGTTTGGTGTTTGGCAGGATCAGGGATGCAGTGCAACTGAGACAGGGCTGATTAATATTCAGGCTGGCACACAAACTCTTGATGCGTGGTTTTACGAGAACGGCGGTGGAACCTGCTTCATGCTTGCATGGAATATTGACAACACAGGTTGGGCGATTGTGCAACCAGAATTCTTTACTTCTGAACCGTTAGTTCCTGCGACAACTTCCATGCTCGAGACAACAACCACAGAAGCAAGTACCACGACAACGGTGATGCCAACAAGCACAACAACAGAACCTTCATCTATTCCTCCATCAACCGTTGCAGCAACCACAACGGCACAATCACAAACAACAACAACAGTCCCAGAAACAACCTCATCTATTCAGTCCATTCCTCAACCCGTTGAAATAATCGTGGCAACCACTTCAGAACCAGCCACAACAACCACGCAAGAACCCCTACCAGAAACAACGCTGACCACATACCCACAGGCTACAAGTCCGACTATCCCTGCCACTACGATCCCTTTATTGCCACCTGTGAGCGTTTCTAGCGCCCCAGAAACCACCCTCCCTACCTATACACCCCCTGAAACGGGACAGCCTTTAACGCAGGCAGAGTTCGTGGAAGCCTTGACAGCCTTGTCAGTAGCAACCCCAGAACAGGTGACCCAGATTGTGTCCACAATTCTTGCGAGTGAGGTCACATCTGATCAGGCTGAACAGTTGGTGGCAGCCGTTGAAGTTCTGTCTGTGATCACGGGTAAACAGGCGCAAGAGTTATTTCAAGCAATCGAGCCAGCACAACTATCGGAATCAATGGCAGCAGTTATTTCTGATGCGATGAATGATCCTTCTGTACCTGATGAAGTGAAAGAGGCATTTGAGGAAACTCTAAACATTTTCGGCAACAATGGTTTCGCAACCTATGTTCCACTTGGCTCGAGTGTCAATGTTGCTGTGAGGCGCACGATTATTGCAGGCACTACAATTCTGGTTGCTCTACCGTCACCTGCACCTGCGAGGCGTAAATGAA